TACACGCGGATCCGAGGATGTCAATGTGAGCCCGCTCGGGAGAGTTGGCGTAGGTGACAATCGGTTTCCCGCAGACTGCGAACTCGCCGCAGGACAACCCAAAGGTCTCTCCGCGAGTGCGTGCATGGAGCATGACGTCGCACGTATTGATGAACTTCCGTTTGACGGCCGCCTCTGTCGTGCGAGGCAGGTAGAGAATCCGGGGATGGCGCGCAAACTCCTTCGTGTTCATCGCGAGAAAGACGAAGGATGGATTGGCGTTCAGGATGTCCACGACCGCAGAGTGCACAAAGGGAATGTCAAAACTGTCCGTCGACCCGTACCGTCCAAGCACGGTCGCCGTCGCTGGAATCCCAAGCTCTTCCCGGAAGGACTCCGAGTGTTCGGCCACCGAAATCATGTGCGGGAGAACCGGGACGGTCGTCCCATGCAGCCGATTCAGCGTGTCGCTAATGGCGCAATAGACCGTGCCATGGGGGAACTTGGTCGTGAACACGCAATGCACAATCGTCCGACACTTGGTCGTGAACCAGGCATCTCGTTCTCCAGACTTGATGACGTAGAGAACGTCAAGTCCGAGCGTGACCACCGCCTCGTCAATGTCGGCCTGCGTCGTAACATAGACAAGGGGGAACCGCCGCTCAATCTTCGCGTAGATCTCCCCGTGGGTTGCACGGAAATCTCGCGTCAGGACGATAGAGGTATTCCCCAACAGGGTCTCGTTGAAATGCGCGTAGTCGTAGAGCGCAACCTCTGTCCCGCCGTACGAAATGTGATTCGTGAGAAAGCCAACTTTCATATGACTTACGTAGGGTGGAGAGTGTAAGTCGTCTGGGTCAGTTGACCCCAGGCGTGAAGCAACTCAGGAAGCAACTCTCCCCAGGAGGATTTTGGCTGAAGGTCGTAGATCCGAAAGGTGTGTGGGTCTGGCGACACCACCGAGGGCGGTCGCGCGGTGTCAAACACGAGGAGGGACGCGTTGCCTCGTTTCGTCTGGAGCAAGGTGTGAATCTGACCGAGATACCCATAGAGGTCTTGAATCGGTTCACTCCCGTCGAGAGTATAATTCCCACGGGTCGGAGACGAGACGGACACATACACGAAACACAGAGGGGTGGATGGATCCAAGAGCAGTCCGCGAAGGCGGGCAAGACGTCGTCGGTAGGTCTCTCGGTCGGACAGGGTATTGTGTGGGAAACTCACGCGATACGCTGAATTTACAAGAACCGGTCCCTCTGGAGCTGTTGTATGGTGTTCAACCTCGCCCAGAGTTGCACGTGCATCGCATGCAAAGAAGTGCGTATCGAGAATCGCGTCCAACGATTCGGATTCGGTGAGAAGCCGGGAGAGGATCGCATACACAAAGGCTGGGGTTGAGAACATCCAATCAAACGGAAGCGTTGCAGTCTTCAGTCCAAGTCGGGTGAGGAGGGTTGGCGTCGTACACTGTGCTCCAATCGGAATGTACTGAATCTTGGGAGGAGACGGGTCAATGCCGGCGCCAATCCCTCCCGGAGGAACCACACGAAGGGCATGACGATAGCCGAACGAGGTCCAGAGAAGGTGACGGCGCGGGACCCCCTCACTCGGCATTGCTAGACCACCACACCTGTTTTTGGAGCTCCACATACAGGTATGGGGTTTCCCCCTTGTTCCTCCCCCGACGACCTTAGGTTCTGGTGTTTAGTTGGAGTACGCGAGGCCGCCCATGCCGGACATGACGCGGAGGACGTTGTAGTTCACGGCGTACACGCGGACCTGCGCAGTGCGACCGTTGCGGACAGTGTTGACGGACACCGTGAGCTGGAGGGTCGCCTTGTCAATGCGGGAGAAGTTGCAGGTGCCGCTGGGCTGGTGCTCCTCGGGCTTGAGCGCGAAGGAGTAGACGTTGATGCCGCGGGACGGGGTGCGAGTGTGGTGCTGGTAGGGCTGCACGACGTCGAAGTAGCGACCCTCACGCTCCGTGAAGCGGTCCTGGCCGTTGAGCTGGAGCTTGGCAACCTCCACAGGGTTCTTGCCCTCGCACTTGACGCCAGACGCGAGGATGACCTTGGCGAGGAGGTAGTTGGTGGTGGCCGCGAAGACCTCGTCGCCCTGGTCGGAGCCAGAGTCGAGCCAAGAGGCACCGCCCAGCGAGGGGCCGGTGTTGATGCCGAGGCCGGGGAGGTAGGGGCCAGACGGGCCATCCGTGCCGGTGGTGGGGATGCCAGTGTTGAGGCCCTTGCCGAGGGAGCCGCGGCCGAGGATGTCCATGACAACACCCTCCGTGGTGAAGTCATCGGTGTAGTTGAAGGGCTGGCAGCCGTTGACCTCCTGGATGAAGTTCTGGCCGGAGGTGCAGTCCACGAAGGAGTCGCGCTGAACAACCCAGACAAGCTCCTTGACGGGGTGGTTGAAGTTCAGCTGGATCTTGTTGGAGGACGAGGTGATGGACTCGGCGCCAGTGAACTGGAGCTGCTCAATCAGGTACTCGTGGGTCTGCTGGGCGAAGCGGCGGCGCTCCTCAGTGTCCAGGTAGATGTAGTCGATGTAGAGGGACGCGGCAGTGAGGGACTGGATCGCGGTGGACGCGGCGGTGGAGCCGGTGGTCTCGTAGTAGCAGCAGTTGATCCACTGCTCGAACTCCACGTTGATGCGAACCTCGTGGTACTGGAGGGCGATGAGCGGGATCGCGAGGCCGGGGTTGCGGCAGAACCAGAACTGGAGGGGGATGTAGAGGGTCTTGGCCGGGGTGCCCGCGCGAGGGGCGCAGGAGTTGGTGAGCTCGGCGCCGGCGCAGGAGGCGTCAAGGGAGTAGCCCTTGGCGTCCTTCATGAGGACGAGGTCGTGGGTGTTGCCGATCATGTCGTCAAGCGCCGCGACGGTGCCCGCATCCTGGGTGAGCTGGGTCCAGATCTGCATCCAGTCGCCGTACTGGCGATCAATGCGCTGGCCGCCGATCTCGAGCTCAACCACCTTGATGAGGCGGTGGCCGATGTAGTTGAGCCAGCGGAAGCGGTTCAGGTTGGTGGAGCCGGCGACGAGGTCAACGGCGGGGAGGACAACCTGGACGTAGGTGCGGTACATCAGGTCCGCATTGCGGTTGATGACGGCGGTGACGCGCTTGTTGAAGTCCGCCTGGCCGTTGAAGGTGACCTCAATGGACTCCATGGCGAAGTTCGTGTGGCGCTTGTAGAGGATCTTCCAGAAGGTGATCTGGGGAGTACCCGTGATGTAGATGTCCTGCGCACCGTAGCTGACGAGCTGAAGAAGACCACCACCCATTTCGTGTTATGTACCATCGCAACACTTTTTTCTTCCGGGGTCGGCGCACGTGCGAAGTTTCACGCATGCTCCGCGAGGAAGATGTCATCCCATCCACTGATCGGAATGATCTGATATTCGCGAGACCGAAGCCACTCGAAGAGTGCAGTCCTGAGCGCGACAGAGGGGAATCCGAGAGCCTCTTGAGCCGGCCGCCACGATTCAAAGAGGATCTTGGGATATCCATTCCGCTTCAGGGTCTCTTCAGCTCCCTTGAGAACCTCGAGCTCGTATCCCTCGACGTCGATCTTGAGGAAGCCGATGTTCGACAAGTCATACGAATCCAGCGTTCGCATCGGAACCTGAATCGACGGAGTCTGCCGCTGTGTATCGTAGTCAAACGAACACACTCCATTTCCGCCTCCATCCTTGGGGTCGCGAATGTAATAGGACGTCGTCCCAGAGGTGGGTCCAAGCGCGACATTGTGCGTCGTGACCTTGTAGTGAAGATCCCGAAGGGCGATGTTGGCACACAGATAATTGAACGACTTCGGCGAACATTCAAACGCATGGACGTGTCCTTTCTTCGCCATCTCCACAGTATAGATTCCGTGGTGAGCCCCAATGTCGATGAAGGCTTTGCCCGATGGAAGAAGATTGGCACACGTCCACTGAATGACGTTCCGCTCGTACAGTCCAGTTGTCGCGTAATCCTTGGCAACGCGCGCATCGGCAAAAAAGAAGGTGTTATCTCCACCCTCCAGCTTCTGATACACCGGGGTGTCGGTATGAATGGACTCTGTCTTCAGGTAGTACATAACTTACAGGCTCTCCGTCCCCTAAATGTAAATGGACGTCACAGATACCGCTCTCGCCGCGTCCGCTGGGATTGGTCTCGCAATCTGTGCCGCCTGCGCCCTTGGCTATGCCTGGCGTACCTCTCGTCCTCCGAGGATGAAGCCCTCCCGGTCTGATA